TCGTTTTGCTAATTTCTCAGCATCACCATATGATAGATTATCGAAGGTAACAATATCAAAACATCTTCCTGGACGAACCAGCGCAGAATCAACATCACGAATGGATGGTAAGTTGGTAGAGAAAATCATTTTCTTACCTTTAGTTGTAACAAGACCATCACCGACATTTAGGAATCGGTGCATCATGGTGTTGCCATCACTGCGAGATTTTAGAAACGCATCAGAATCCTCAAGAACCATTACGTTATCATCACTCTCAATAAAGCGAGCAAAGAAACCATCTTTCTCAAGGATTCCAGAATCATATGAAACGATTGCGGATGAGTTTGTGTGAGCCAATAGACCACGAATAAATGTAGTCTTACCAGTTCCAGGTGGACCAATCAACAGTAAGATATTTGCTGAAGATTCCATGTAGCGTTCATAATAATCACCAAGAGATTCGCCTTCAAGGAATGGATACATTTCATCAACTGGGAGACGATCGCGATTCAATGGAACATTAACAGAGTTACCATCGCTACCGTAAACCCATTCGATATGTGATGTTACAATATCAAAGTGTGCCTCAACTAATGCAACAACTGCATCGGCAAAATCAACATCACCAAATGCACGAACAGTAACAGTGTTGCTATTCACATCAAATTTGATATAGTTATTAGTATCACGCTCAATAATAAAACCATTAGAAGAATTACCTTGGACATGAAGGTCTTTGTTAAATCGTTCTTCAGCCCAAGTAGCCCATTGTTCTCGATTGCAGAGAACAGTAGTATCACGATGGATGGTACGCTGTCCTGCTTCAACACGACGCTTCAGAATTTCCGAAGTAATCAAGTCATCAAAGTCACTAACACCCAAAAAGATCTTTTCGTTTGTATTTTCATTCATAATTTTATTTAAGTCAAATTGATTATCAGTTGCATCCCAAGTATAACGCTTGAGTGTTCGTTTATTTTTGCGATTCTTGTTCCTGCGTATCGGAGGAAATTTTCTCCGATGGATCACCCTCGCAGTCGAGCTCAATTGCGCTATCCAATCCGTTATCGATCGTGTCATCTATTACCTCATCATCTATAAATGCGTTCAGAGTATTTTCCATTTTCTTCTTGGCAGCTTTTTCTTTTTTCCTGCCAATGAAGTCATCGAACGTGTTATTGTTTTGCATAAATTCAAGGTAAGCATTATGGAATTCGCCAGTCTCATCTTGCTCTTGAAGTTCAAACATTTCAAAGGGCATGTTCTGAATCAACTTACCTTTAATATAAGATTGTTTCTTCTCTTTGGCTATGCGTCTTAAAAATGCGTAGTAAATAATTTGTGTGAAATAAGCGAAAGGGTTACTAGATTTAGAAGGATCAAAATTATCAATATACTGAATACAGTTTTCAATTCCATCAAGAATCATATCATCACGATACGAATAATTAATGAAGTTGGGTTTGTATGATAAGTGCGTTGCTATCTTTAAAATACATTCACCGATATAATTACTAATAACTGGCTTTGGTAAACCATTCTCCTCAGCGTGTTTTACTTTTTCTTTCATCTCAACAATTGCTGCGAGAAAGTCTTTATTGTTTACGTAGTGAGCCATAGCATTATTTGCTTCCTTAAATTAATAACATATCCATAGTATACCCTATAAAAACAAAAAAGGCAAACTTAGTTTAACTTGCATCTTGCAGTTATTTAAATTTGCCTTTACGCTCATACATGGGTATAATAAACCATGTCGGGTTTGATATAAGTGATTAGTGCTTAGTATCGTTTCCTTCAATGAACCAATTCTGTTCTGGTTCTTCCTCTTGCTCCGCCACGGAGATCCCCGTAATATTCTCAAGCATTTGTATTCTACGAATTGCTTCTTCTCTCGAGATATCTCCTCCATCACCCCAGTCCAAATCCTCAGCACGTTTCTGTGTTCGTAAGGCAGGACTATTTTCATGTTCTTTTACAATTCGAAGATAGTGGGGAATCATTGTAGCCAACAATGGTTTAATAAAGATTACGTTTCTTTTCTCAATATCAAAAACATTATCTCCTGTAAATTGGCAATAAGGATGAGCAGTAACGTGCTCTCTACCCTCACTTAGAACAGGTATAGTTCTGATAATCATGGGATCTAGTATTTGGATATGAGTTGCATCCTCTTGTTCAAGAATACCCATAAGTTGTTCACCAGTGCTTAATTTCAACACTATATACGATTCGTTATTAATCAACATAAATCAACCTCGACCAGTTTGATTTTAAACTCTTCTTCAGCGTAAGTTTTATAACGCTCTGCTGCATGATTAAGGGTATGATTCTTCCATGACTTCCAATGAAGGTCATCAGCAAGATCGAATAAGTTGCAAGTTGTTTTACCGTCTTTCAATCTTAGACCACGACCAATACTTTGCAGATTACGGATCTTGCTCTTTGATGGTGATGCAAAAATGACATTCTCGAGAGACGGTATGTTGATGCCAGTGGAGAATGTGCCAAAACTAGCAATAATAATAGCGTCGCTCTCGCCTTCTGTAATGTGACGAATTGCTTCTCTATCACTTGTCTCAGTGCCACCATATACAAAAAATATTTTCCTCTTATCGTGTACTTTATTTTTAATAAGGTCGTAAAGAACTTTACCGTGCTTTTCAACGTATTGAAAAAGAACTAGCGTATTACCTTTAGAATTTACTGCCAAGTTTCGGATAAACTTATTTCTTGGTTCACAAGACACAAGCCAGTCCATTTCTTCTTGGTACGTTTTGTTTTTGCGTTCTTTACGAATCTCTTCGTTATATTTCAGTAGTACACACATGATATTTAGTTCAGCAAGTTTCCCACTATCCATTAATTTCTTAGTAGTGGTAACCCTGTGAACTGGACCAAACATACCTTCAAGAACTAATTTGTGAATCTTCTTATTATCTAGCGTACCTGTTGTGCCAATACGATAGCGAATCTTATCCATCTTTTCCATGACTGTGGTAAGGGACTTCGCTTTAAATTGGTGGGCTTCATCACCAAAGATAACATTGAATTGAGAGAACCAAGATTTTGGTTGTAGATAAACCGACTGCCAAGTTGTAATTAAAACATCCTTGGTTATATCCTTAGTAAAACCACTGTATAGTTTTTGACAGTGTTCTTTAACTGGCCATTTGTTTACTGTTGAGTAATCTTCAAAGTCAGTATATAGTTGCTCAACCAAAGAAGTTGTTGGCACAATAATAATACACTTTCGCCCAGCATTTAGATGCCAACGCATAATTGAATAGATGATAAATGATTTACCAGAAGCAGTTGGAGAAAGCAGAAGTGTTCGTTCTTTAGCAAGAGCAGTAGCCATTGCTTCAATTTGATAATCACGAATCTCAATTTTTTCTGGTAATTCTAGCGCAGTAACAAAATCTTCTAAGTCGGTTGTCTTTATATCGTTGACTACTGATACAGTATTAACATACTCAACTGCGTAACCATTACTTACGGCAAACTGCTCAACATAAGGAACAAGTCCAAGGTAAAGAGTTTTGCGAATACCATCATATAGGCGAACCTTACCGTCCCACAGTCTTGCTCTGAACTGAGGTGTAAAGCGAGCACCTGGATATTCGTATGTAAAGAAGTCTACTAATTCTTGCTCAACGCTAGAGTCAGAAAATATGCGAACATAAACTTCATCAAGTTTTTCAATCTTTAATATCATTACATTCCAGCTAGGAATTTCTTCCATTCAACAGCAGTTTTAATTTGCCAGTCTCTTGCTTTGATTTGACCAAGAACTGACTCAAGGAAATATATCATTGTTTCAAGATAATCAATCTTAACACGCATTACGTTTAATTCAGTATCGCCTTGTAGGAATTCATCCATCTCGTTCTTTAATGGCTTGACACCTTGCCACTGTTCCCAACCAAGTGATGTTAATTCATCACGTGATAGTTCACCACGATACAAACGGAATTTATTTTTACGGAGGATGTTATAATCAGAACCCAACTTAGTGTGTTTGAGTTTGATATTGACAAGTAGTTTTAAATACTTAGCGTGAAGTTTGGGGGTAGCTGTAGTGGTTTCACCAAGATAGTTATCATCTATTTGGCAATCAATGTCCCACTGTTCCTGCAATTGTTCTATATTCATAATAACCTCAAAATAACATTATACTATAAATCTGCAAAAAAGTCAAATTAATTATGCAAATCTATAGAGTCCGAATTTAAATGTTGCGCTACCGATGAGATAGTTAACACCATCATTAGTTGAAGCAAATGTAAGAGTTTCTAAAGAAGTAGGAAACACATCATAAAAAGTAACGCTTCTAACAGGGTTGTTGTTAGAATCTAATATTTGCAAAGTGGCATCAGAATAGTTCTTTGCAAGTTCACCATATGCAGTTTGATCATTAGCAAGTAAAGTTGTGTATTGATCATACGACTCAGGGAAACCTAAAGCAACAATCCAATTATAGATGATGTTATAGTTTAACATATTCTCATCAATCAAGAACTGAATCGTTAGTGGATCATACGAAAGCGTATCTCCAGGTAATGGTTGAGTTGAGAATGGCGTGGAGAAAGTAGGATCACCTAACATAATGCCAGGAATAACTGCTTGCTGACAAAAGAATGTGACACCTGGAACTTTAGATATACTAAAGTTGAAGCCATTCGGCGATAAAGGGTTTAACCCAGCTGGAATAGATATAGTCATATTATTATTTAGGAAGAAAAAAAAGGGGAACCGAAGTCCCCCTTTTAAATACCGCTTCTATGTCGGCTTAGTAGCCAACTCGATGATTACATCAAGTTAGTAACTTTTACGCGACGGTAGTAGTAGTTCTCGTTAGCAGTTAGACCGCCAGTACCATCCAATGAAACGAATGGGTTAGCAACCATGCCATAACGAGTCTTGAAACCAATCTTTGGTTGGAAGCTGTTAGGATCAACAGCACGAACCATTTGTAGAGGTACGTATGGGCAGTAGAACAAACCAGCATCAAACGCTGATTGACCTTTGTAGCCAACAACGAAGAACTGTTGTGCTTGTACGTTAGCAGTATATGGGTCAACATATACTTTGTACTTGCCGTTTAGAACACCAGCGAAAGTAGTAGAAGTATCATCTACGTTCAAGTTATTCTTACCAGTCAAGCCAGAAGAATAGTCAAGAACGCCAGCCATTGCTAAAGCAGAAGCAACGTCAGCTGAAGTGATGATAAAGTTACCACGACCACGACGAGTTTGTTGACCGATAGCATTGGCTTCACGTTCGATTTGGAACATTAGACCTTTGAATTTTTCAACAGACCAACGACCATTAGAGTCAACGTCAAGGTCAAAAGTACCAGCAGTAGCAGTACCAACTTGTGCACCTGGTTTAGCAGTAGTGTAAACAGTACGAACAACTTCGCGGTTGATTTCAGCAAGGATCTCAGTAGATAAGATGTTGCTTAGTTCGCCTTCAGCGTCAAGACCATGAACAGCCTTCAAGTCTTGTGCTAGTTCAACTGAGTATTCAGCTTTCAAAGCACGAGTCTTGGCAGTTACAGAAGTCTTTTCGATTGAGAAAGCCATTTGACCGAAAGAACCATCACCAGAACCACCTTGACCTAGACGCTCAGCTGCAGAAGTAGCCAAGCCAGTACCAGTAGTGTAAGAAGTGAATGGGTCAGTGTTAGCAGCAGCAGAGTGAGTGCCAGTACCAGAGAAGTCAGTGTCAGCTTCGTTGAACAACGCTTCAGTACCACCTTGAGTGCTGTAACGTGATTTCATTGCGAAGATTAGACCAGTTGGCTGAGTCATTGGTTGTACACCAGCGATATCATAAGCGATAAGTTGTGGCATTGCACGACG